CCCTTGCCCACAACAGGGGAGGGTGAGGAGACGGGCCGGCGGGGGCCATAGCTCAGCTGGGAGAGCGCTACAATGGCATTGTAGAGGTCACCGGTTCGATCCCGGTTGGCTCCACCACGTTTTCTGAGGCTCGGTAGCACGCAACTAGCACGCAACCGGGTGATATCGAGGATCTGAGGATCGCCGTCACAGCATACCCTCAGTTCCCCGAAGAAAGCGTCGATGGCCCGGATCGCCTCGCCAAGGTGGTCCGGGCCAAATTTTGCGTAGCGCTCGGTCGTCTTGTACCCGCTCGTATGGCCGAGGAAGCCGGCCACTTCCCGCACCGGCACGCCGCGCCTGCGCATATCTGCCGCGACGGTGTGGCGGATCGTGTAAAGGGTCACGTCCCTGCCGAGCCCGGCGCGGTCGCGCGCCCGCTCAAACGTCGTCCTGACGGACTTCACCGCCTGCCCCTGGTAGGCGACAACCGGTCCCGGCGGCAGCGCCCGCAGGTATGGCAACAGCGCATCGCAGATCGGAAGCGTCGGGCGCCGCTTCTTGTTCTGGCGGCGTCCCGCCGGGTTGAGGCGGATCAAGCGCGCGTCGCAGTCGATCTGCGCCGTCGTCAACCCGAGGATCGCACTCGGCCTGGCCGCCGTGCCGAAGGCCAGCAACAGATAGAGCCGCAGGTGGTCGCTATCGGCGGCACGAAATAGCGCAGCCGTCTCGGCAAGGGTCAGCAGCCGCTCGCGAGGCTCGCCCTCGGGCGCCAGCGCCAGCGAGATTCGTGGCGCCGACAGGATCTCGCCCTCGCGCAGCGCGCGGTTGATGGCTGCCTGCCCCACCGCGAGGGTGCGTCGGATATAGCCGTCAGAAAGGCGCTGCGCGCGAAGATGCGCGACAAACTCGCGCTGACGATCGGTCGTCACCTCGGAGACGAGCGCCCCGGCGAAAAAATCGCTCCATTTGCGAAGCCCGTGGCGCGCCTGGTCAGCGCTGGCGAGCGTCACCGCATGCCTTTCGTAATATCGTATCAACACCCTCTCGATCGGCACCGCGTCCGGCCGCTCGCGGTCCATCTTGCCATTCGAGATTACCCACGCCGCGAGCCTCAGTTTCGCCTGTTCAAGATCGTCTGCGCCGAGAGATGCGCGACGCGTCTGTCGGGTTCGCTGATCAAACCAGGTCCGGCACCATGCTGTGCTGTTGGGTCGCTTGGAAAGCCAGTAGCCGCCGATCGCGCCGATTCGCTCTTTGTCGGGCATTCGATCCGCTCCCCTGCCTCGATATAGCCGACAAGGTGCGCCTCGGTGTAGCGCACCCGCCCGCCTATCACTGTGTATCGGACCTTGCCGGCCTTCCGGGCACGCCGCAACGTGTCAACTGACACGTCCAGCGCTGCCGCCGCAGAGCGCTCATTCAAGAGCCTCGGCAGCCGCACCGGATCAACCATTGGCGCCACCGGCCGGCGCCGGTGCGTGGAACTCGTCGCCGCCTGGCCGCGGGTTCCAGCCCTCGGCCTCGCGGATTTCGTTGGGGGTCAACACCCGATTTTTGATGGCGATGTCGTGCCCGGCCCAGCGTTGCGCGGGGTCGCCGCGCAGGAAGCCGGACAGGTCCAGCTCGAGGAAACTGCCGGAACTCGCGGTAAAGACCGAGCGGGCGAACTCGGCCTGTATCTTGGTGATCCACGGCTGCAAGGTGTGCTGGGCGAACCATCGCCCAGCCGTCTCGGAATTGGTGAAGCTCGAATGATCCCAGATGCCGACGAGCGGAGGCGGCACCTGGAATATGCGGGCCAGTTCCTCGGTCGAGAACCGCCGGGAGGCCAGAAGCTCGGCGTCCTCGGGCGACACGCTGATTTGCTTCCAATCGAGCCCCTGGTCGAGGATCAGCGCGCGCGCGGCGTTGCGGCTGCCCGCGAATTTCTCAGTGAATGCCTCGCGCAACATCGATCTTGCGTCAGGACTGAGCTTCCCGTCCGTGGTGAAGGCACCGCTGGGATTTGCCCCGTTGGCGTACATCGACGCCGCGAACTCTTGAACGGCCAAAGCGCCGCCGATCGTCTCCGCGGCGCGGGCGAGCCGCGATCGCCCGACCAGCCCGTCGTCGCTGCGGTCGCGCAGGTGGAGCACCTCGTCATGGAGAAGCCGGCGGGCGCGGCCGGCGATGCCGCGCATCGCATCTTGTGCGACAATGTCATAGGCAAGCCGCCCGGACGGCAGCATTTGCACAGAGACCCAGCCCCACGGGATAGGGTTGAGCCCGATCACGGCGCCGTGGTCCTCGATGACGATCTCGGCAAGGCCATTGCCGCGCAAGAGCGTGCTCGCGAGCAACCACTCGACGAAGTCAGGCCAAGTTTGTTGAGGGTTTGGCCCCCGCCCGATCATCCGGTTGACGGGGTGCACCAGATCCTCGACCCGCCCCCGATCGGTCCGCCGATAGACGAGGGCGGGCAGGGACGCGATGGCGCTGCTGATTGCCTGCACGCAACCGGCGACGTCGCCAGCCCCTCGGCGGCGCCGGTCGAAACATAGGTGCCGGCCGCGGTCCAGCCGGCGCCCCGCAGGTCCGCGACGTAGCGCGCCGTCCCGAGGTCGCCGGCGCGGCGCTCGACGAGACGCGAGAGAAAGGCGGGAAGCTTCATTGTGCCGTCTCCAGCCATAGCCGGGCCGCCCGCAGCCGTGGCGCCGCAGCGCGAGCATGAACCGTCGTGCCGTCGTAGGCCGGGAAGGCCGAAACGACGCTGATCTCGCGCAGGTTGACGCTGCGCAGCTCGCGGCGCCTGCCCTCCCAGCGCTCGCCGCCCGGCGGCACGGTGAAGCTGAACGACATGCCGCCGAGGTCGCCGCGCTCGGCGAGCGCCAGAACGTCATGCCCGTCTCGGGTGTCCGGCACATCGATCCCGAAGGCGAGCCCCTTGGCGTCCTCAACCAGGCGCAGCGAGCCGCTGCGCGTGCGCGCCAGGAGCCGCGTCGGATCGTGATCGACAAGGGCGAGGATGTCCTTGTCGGCCGCCAGGGAGCCGCGAAACGCGCCCGCCGCGATGGTCTCGATGAAGTCGCTGATCCGCGCCTCGGTCCCGAAGGTCGCGGCGTAGCCTTCGAGCCGCCGCCCGGCGGCGCGCAGCTCGATCAGGGCGGCGCGGCGCTCGATCATTAGAGAGTGAGTTCCCCGTACACAAAGCTTTGCGGATGCCGCACGCCTACGTCACAGTCGCGCATCGCTCGAACCAGGACCCGGCCGCGGGCATAGGCGGCGCTTTCGTAGGGGTTGATCAGCAAGTCGGTCCCGGACCAGTAACCGACGAGGAGCTGCGAGAAAGCGCCGAAGATGATGGTGCTGGTCGCCGGCGAGTCGTCGCTCGACAGCGCGCTTGTCGTCCCGGTCGGATACCCGGCAAGAGTACCCGGCTCCATCATCAGGTACCCGGCGCCAGCATCTCCCGACTCCTTCAATGTGGAGCGGAGCTTTTGCACCATATCTGGGGCCATCGCCCACGCCGGCATGCCGACATTGGCGTCGCCCATTTCGACGCCGCTGACAAAGCCCAGGATTTGCGTCCAGGTCGGGGTCAGCCCGGACACAAAGCTAACGCCAGGCGTGTAGCGGATGCCGGTCGGTTGGTTTCCCGTGCCGTCCCCAAGTAACGCCGCCAGATCGATCGCGCGGGCGATCACCGCGGCCAAGTCATTGCGGACGATCTGCTCGATCGCCGGCGCGGCGTTGATCAGGGTGCGGCGGGAGTAGGAGGTGATCGCGCCCACGGTCGTCGGGCTCAGCGTCACGTCATCGAAGCTCAACGCCGTATCGGTTAAAGCGGTGTCCTCGGAAACCCACTGTTCCGATGCGCTGCCGGTCTGGCGCGGAATGTCCTGGTCGCCCTGCAAGTCATTGAGCACGGTCGCGCCGAGCCGCTCGACGAGCAGGGCCGATCGTAGCCGGTCGATGAAAAGATCGGGCCGGTGTTGCGTCGGGTAGAGGTCCGCCGCCGCGCCGGAGGTCAGCATCACGTTGTCGCCCAGGGCGCGGCGCTCGACGTGGAATACCTCGTCAGGGACGGCGATACCCTGGAACTTGCGGCCGGGGTTGCGGCGCCGCACCTCGGCGGACAATTCGCGCTCGCGGCCGATGTCCACCGTCTCGCCGAGCTGGGCCGCGATCACCTTCGTAATCGAGAACTCGTGCGCCCGCGCCTCGAAGGCGTCGGCGCCGCGGCCCGAGACGGTGATCGCCGGCGCCGACCGCTCGGCCTCCGCCAGCGCCTGCCCGCGAGAGATGCGCTTGTCGAAGGTGGCGATCCCGCTCTTCAGCTCGGCGAACCGCGTGTCCTCGTCGGCGTTCAAATCGCGCGACTCGGCCTCGGCCGTGTCGGCAAGCGCCCGCATTTCGACAACCATCTTGTCGCGGGATTCAAGAAGTTCTCTGAGGGTCATAATGGAAAATCCTTCAGTGCTTGGTTGCTCTCGCGGCCTCGGCGCCAAGCCTCGCCAGGGTCGCTTGTGATGCGAGAAAGCTGCCGAACAGGTAGCGAAAAACGGGCCAAGGTAGGCCCAAGGCGTCGGCTGCCGCCCCGGCCGGGATCATCTCGCCGGCCGCGATCCGTTCGAACAGCATGTTGCTGCGCGCCTCGAACTCTGGGCTCGCGAGATAGGCCATGTTGCCGGGATCGGTGGCGTAGGCCTCGAAGGCCTTAAGGGCGTCGGGCGCGCTCATTGGTGCCTCTCGGCCGCGGCCAATATCCGCTCTTTTAGCTGCCTAGTAGCGATAATGTTTCGGGCGGCATTGAGCGCGCGGACAGCCAGTTCATCGAGCGGCGCAACAACGGCGGCAACGCCTTCTATTTGTTTCAGAAGCTCTTGCGCCCCTACGCGACAGGTAAAAAATCCACCGCGCTTTTTGTCAGACCAGCAAACTAGGAATTCTTGTTCGCCGAGCGGCGGCGGCAGCAGGGGGATGAATTGGCCCTCGACCCGCTCTTCCGGTATATCCAGGTCGAGCTTGTTGTCGTCAGCCAGGACGAGGATTTCGCGAATGCGGTTTAATGCAGCCGGCGATCCCGCGGCAGAGCCGGCGAGGGATGCCTTCATCGTTCCGACGAGGCTATCAATCAATACCAGCCGCGCAGCATCAACCGTAGAAAAGAGCCGGCCTGGGCGCTCTTTCTTTCCGCCGAAAGAGAACGTGCCACTGTACAGCAGGCCCCCAGCAAAAACCCCTGTGCGGATCCAGTTCGAGAACGTGCCGTTGTCAACGCCCGCAATCTGCTGAACGTCGATGGGCCGGAGCAGGGGAAGCTCCCACCAGGACTTGTTCTCGAAATCGCCGTTCATTGTGCGTAAAAATACGCATCGACAGAGCCCGCGTCAAACCCTTTACTGCTTCCCGTGATACCGCACGATCCTGAAAAACCGTGTCGACCCCCAAATCCTTGAAAGGAGCCGAAGATGAGGCTTCTGAAACTGACTAACGATGAGCGTGCGAGGCTTAACCAAGGCGAGCTCGTATTCGACAAGGAGGGATGGGAAATATACGTCGGCCTAGATCGCGCTGAGTCGGAGCGGCACATAACGCTGATGCGGATGCTTCGTAGGCATAGGGCCGACGCTAGGGATGCAAAGGAATTGCGCGAGCGCCATAAACGCGCACTGGTCTTTTGGAGGCGTGCGCTCGCGCTGCCAGAAGAATCCACGAACGCTACGACAGCGCAGACCGCCTTCGATCTTGGCTATGCGGCTTGGAATGCATTTGCCGGAGATCGACAACTTGTGGATTTCGAGAAAATAATCGTGCAGGTGCCAAAAGACCAACGCCTAGCGGCGCTCAATGGTTGGCTCGCTGCTTTTGACGACGAAGGGGCAAGGCTCCGTAAAGGTTGATCGCTTTGGCGAAGCTCTAAGCCACGATCACCAGAGGCCCGTCGAAGGTGATCTCGCGCTCGGCGGCCGAGCGGGTGGCCAGGCCAACGGCATAGACGGCCGAGACAGCCGGGTCGATTCGGCCGCGGCTCGCCCGCTTGCTCAGCTTCCGGTTCCCCGCCGGGTCAGGCTCGATCGCCGCGTTCGCCACCGCCCAGCGGAGCAGCGGGGTGCCGCCATGCGCGAGGCGGCCGTCGAGCACGAGCGCCTCGAAGGCGGTCAGGCTCGGTGAAACATCTTTAAATCCGGCGCCATGCGGCTCCAGCGGCAGCACTATCCCTTCCCGGTCGAGTTGCGCCTTCAGGTCCTCGATAAGCCACCGATCGGTTGCAATGGCGCGCAGGTCCACCGCCTCGGTCTGGCGGGCAATCCACGCGCCGAGCCAGGCGCGATCCACCGTCCGGCCCGGCACCTCAACGATGAAACCCTGCTGCTGCCACAACCTATACGGCGCGTTGTCTTCCCGCGCCTTCGCCTCCAGCATCTCCCGCGGCAGGAACGCCCAGCATTTGAGCGCGCCCGTGTCCGGCCAGAACAGCGAGAACGCGGTCAGATCGGCGGCGCCCGCGGCCAGGTCGAGCCCGCCCCAGCAGTCGCCCCGCGGTTCGGGCTCGGCGGCGCAGGAATCCCAATCTGCCGGCGACAGCCATCGGTCATCGAGGACGACCGGCTGGTTCAACACGTAGGCGCGGAAGGCCGCCTCAGTCGCCGGGATTCGCACCGCCTGGTTCGCCAGCACCCGCACGTCCTCGAGGCTGCGGAAGTCGCCGAGCGCCGGGTTCGCCAGCCGCCACGTGTCCGGGCTCCACGGGTCGGCCTCGACGGGCGCGGTGTAGATGAAGCTGCAAAAAGCCGCATCCTCGATCAGCCCGGCATCAATGTCGGCTGCGTACCGGATGAGCTCTTCGAGCGGGTTGTCGGGGTCGCAGCTGCGGGTCGAGATGACGAGGCCCAGCGGCTCCGAATGCGCGCCCATGCCAGTGCGCAGCGCCTCGATCAGGTCGCGCCCTCGCCACTGCGCCACTTCGTCCCCGATCCAGAATGACGGAGACAACCCGTGCGCCTTCCGCGCGTCGCTCGACAGCGCCTGGTATGTGCTGTCGGTCACGACGTCCTCCGCTTCCTTTCGGAAGTCCCGGAAGATCACCCGCTCGGCAAGCTCGGGCGAGGCCAGCGCCATCGCCTTCATCGCCGCATACACAATCGCCGCCTGCGCGCGGTCGGCGGCACCGCTCAACACCTGGCCGCCCCGCACCGCCTCGGGCCCGGCCAGATGCGCCAGGCCGAGCGCGGCGGCAAATCCGGTTTTCCCATTCTTCCGGCCCATGCTCAGCAATGCGAACCGAACTTGCCGGCGTCCGCGGCGATCTGTGTGATAGATCGCCCGCACGATCTCGCGTTCCCAGCCGCGCAACCGAAATCGCCGACCGGCATAAATTCCCGACGGGACGATCAGACGCTCTATCCAATTAACTAGCCGATCGGCTCGCGTGCGGCCGGGCAGCTCGACGATTGCCGCCGATTCGGCCGGCTTATGCGGCCGTTTTACAGGATGCGCTTGTGGTCCACGAAGGCCCAAGGCTAGAACCGTTCCGAACTAACTCTAAGCGGAGGGGGCGAGCGCTTATTGCGCCTCAGTTCCGAGAGATTTTTCAAAGGCTTGGTCATCGGTTCCACCAGTGCGCCGGGTCGAGCGGGTTGCCGTTGGCGTCGCATCCGACGACGCGCGGCTCGACGTTGCGGCCTCGTGCACTGCGTCGATTGTGACACGAGGCACATAGGCCCCTGAGGTTAGACATGGTGTCGGGTCCGCCCTGCTCTCGCGGGATGATATGGTCCGCGTGCGTGCTGGTCCTGCCGCATGCGGGTGTCTTGCATACCGGGTCGCGCGCGATGACGGCGGCCCGAATGGCTCTCCATTCAGGCGTCTGGTAATAGGCCGCGCTCACGCTGCTATGTCCTCGAAGACGTCGGGGTGCGCGGCGCGGATCAGGTCTATGACTGCGGAGCTGAAGCGATCGGACGTTTCGCGGTCGCGCCACTCGGCGACGGGCTCGAACGCCGGCTTGCCATCGGCACCGATCCGGTGGCGGCGCTCCCGGTCGAGCTGCGGCTTTCGCGGCAGCCCCGCCCATGGGCCGCTCTGCCCGCCGACGAACACCGGCAGGTCGAACAGCCGTAGGCCGATGCCCAACTCCACCGATGCAAAGCCGGCGAGCCCGCTCTTCACAATCGGCTTAAAGCTGATCAGCCGCATTGCGGGTCGCGGATTGTCACCAAAGCCGATCGCTTGTGCTGTGGATACAGCATGCCGGGCGCGCGTCATGCCGCAATCTCCCGCGCGAGCCGGCGCAGCTCGGCCGCGATCTCTGACTTGTCGAGATGGAACCGCTCCGGGTCGCAATGGCTCGGGGCGAGGCGGCGCACCCGCTCGGCGAGCCGCATCATTTCCGCCGGCGCGGAGAAGTCGATCGCCATAAGCTCGGGCGTCGAGATTGTCTTGAACCTCATTGCCCGTCCCCGTCGGTAACCGCGGTAACTTCGGTAACCAAGGGAGGTTCGCGCATCGGCGGCTCGGCGTCTTGGTTACCGGCATCCTCTGAGGCGGTAACCAACGCCTCGCCAATCGGCCATTGATTTTGCTCGCTTTTCTGGAATTGGTTACCGTGGTTACCGGGGTTACCGGTGTTTTGCTTTTCGCCGGTAACCGCGTCTTTGGGGCTGACGGCTTGGTTACCGCTTTGGTTACCGCCCTCAGCGGACCGGTAACCAACGCCCGCAGGAAACCCGACGACGTTGTCGTCGGCTTCGTCTACGGCGGAGGCAAGGTCGGCTCGGTCGGGATGAACATAGCGGCCCCGGCGCACCTTCTGCACCTCGCCGGCCTTCGTCATTTTTGGCATGAGCCGCTTAACGTTGTTCGGCTTCATGTCTGCGGCGACAGCGATCTCGGTTGGCGACATCGGCTCGTCCGCCTCTTTGAGCACCCGGAGGATCGCCGAGCGCTCGCCGCTGCGCTTCCACTCGTCGGCATCTCCGAGGATGCTGAAAAGCCCGTTATCGAAGCGAAGGGCGGTTTCCAGTTCCTCGACATCCCTGCCTCTGACGTACAAGGTCATCCCCGCCGCCGTGCGATCCAGCAGCATCGTTGTATCGGCGCAGGCGCTCAGCCCGTTCGAGCCCGACAGCGCTTCCAGCGGATCGTCCGCGCCGCCCTTGCGGGTGTGGTGCGCCGGCTGCACTGGTCGAGCACGTCATCGCACCGGAGCGGCTGACGCAGAGCTGGTTCCGCAAGCGAGCTGCCTGGCAGGCGGTCTCCGATTTGATGAGCCGACCCGACGCGGCACCTGCCCTGTCCGCGGCGGCGGCGGAGCGGCTGTCGCGCCAGCCTGTCGGCGGCTGGTTTGGGATTTTTCGCAGGCGCCGCGGCGCCGCGGCGCTAAAGCGCGAAATGGAGCGTGCCTACGATCTTGTCATCGTCGCGCTGTGCGGCGCCAGTGTGCCCTATAACGGCATGTTACACGCCATTAACCGCCCCGCGAGCATCCGGGCGCAGCCGGCCGGACGACCCGGGGGGTTGCGGTAGGCGCGGACCTGGCCGGTGCCGCGGGTGCCGGCATAGCCCGCAATTGCCCGAATCTCGCCCAGGGCTATCGAGTTCTGCTTGGCCGGGCCTGCCGGTTCAGGCCGCGTAACCGGCTTTCGCACCGACCGGGATGAACGACCGGCTAGGTGGGGTGGTGAGCGGCTGGTCCCGGCTCGCCTGCATCACCCTGCGTTTGGCAAGCCTTGCGAAAGGTTCCCTCAGAGAGAACAATGAGCGGTGGGACAACAAAATCGTGGCGTTCCAACGAGGGAGAGAATTCCATGGACCTCGGATTGCAGGATAAGCATGCGATCGTGACTGGCGGTAGTCGGGGCATTGGCAAAGCCATCGCGCGCGAGCTGGCTCGCGAAGGGGCCGATGTGGCGATCGTGGCGCGCAACAAGGCGGATCTGGAGGCGACGGCGCGGGAGTTGGCGGCCGAGACCAACCGGCGCATCGTTCCCCTCGCGGCCGATGTCACCAGCAGGGAGCAGGTCGACCGCATGGTCGCCGAGGCGGCGCAGCAACTGGGCGGCCTGCACATCCTCGTGAACAGCGGGTCGGCGCCAGGCGGCTCGGCCACCGCGACCGGCCCCATTGAAACCGTCGTCGACGAGGATCTGATCGAGGATTTTAACGTGAAGTATGTGGGAGCGCTGCGCTGTTCGCGCGCGGTCATCCCGTTCATGAAGGCGGCGGGCTGGGGCCGCATCATCAACATCAGCGGCGGCAATGCGCGCAACGCCGGCAATCTCAGTGGCGGCGTCCGCAATGCCGGCCTGGTGCACATGACAAAAACACTGGCAGTCCAGCTGGGCCGTCATGGGATCACGGTCAATTGCATCCATCCCGGCACGACCCGCACCGAGCGCACACCAAGCCTCATCGCCGCCCGCGCCACCCAGCTGGGCGTATCCCCGGACGAGGCGGAGCGGCGGGACTTCGCGCCGGATTCGCCGCGCGGCAATGCCATCTGCCGCATGGTGGACGCGTCGGAGGTCGCGTTCGTCGCGGTCTTCCTGGCCTCGGAAAAGGCCTGGGCGGTCTCCGGCGAGCTGGTGGCGGCAGGCGGCGGGGCCGGGCGGTCGGTATATTACTGAGCAGAAAAAGCAGCGCAGATCGGGTGTTA